ACCCAGCCTTGTCTACCTCTCCTTGGCTACCTTGTGCGAATCACGTGAGTTTTCGCTCTCTCGCTTAAGATGCCTTCTGCTCAGTCTGTCTTTTGGTGCTTCACCATTTTCTTCACGAGTGCTTCTCCCCCTGACTTGGTGCCCCTCTTCGAGAACACCAGTGTGTCTTATGCCTGCTGGCAGGAAGAAGAGTCGCCCACGACTCGACGACGCCACCTGCAGGGATATCTGCAGTTGAAGACTAAAAAATCTCTCTCTGCGGTGAAGTCTTTGTTTGGGGATCTCAATCCCCATCTTGAGAAACAACGAGCTCGTCGGACGGACGAAGCTCGTGACTATTGTATGAAAGAGGAAACTAGGGTTTCCGGTCCCTTCGAATTTGGGGATTATTGCCCTAGTGGGTCTCACAAACGCCGTCAAAGGGAATCGGTAATTCGATCTCCGGTGAGAATGGCGGAGGAAAATCCGTCCGTCTTCCGGCGAGTAAAGGCAAAGATTGCAGAGGAAGAATTCCAGAAGACCGCGCATGAGATTCAAATTTCAAATTTGAAATCTTGGCAATTGCGCCTAAAGACGCTCCTGGAACGGGCCCCAGATGACCGCACTATCTTCTGGGTATATGGGCCAGATGGTGGTGAAGGGAAATCAACCTTTGCTCGAGACCTGTATAGAAGTGGGACCTGGTTCTATACACGTGGTGGGTCTGCTGATAATGTTAGCTATCAGTACATAGGTCAACTAGGAAATAATATTGTATTTGATATCCCTCGTGATAAGAAGGATTATCTACAGTACAGTTTAATAGAGATGTTTAAGGATAGATTAATAGTTAGTAATAAGTACGAGCCCCTTATGGCTCCTTTAATTAATTGTATTCATGTAGTTGTTATGTCTAATTTTCTCCCAGACTTTGAGAAGATTAGTGTAGATAGAGTCCATGTAATCCCTTGTAGACCTTGTGGTGTTTGTCTTAAACACCACAATATTAATGATAATTGTGAGGATTATTTGGATTAAATAATTTTGTTTCTTGAAAACAAGAAAGAATGAAATGAAAAAAGAAAAAAGAAAAACGTGAGCCTTCTATTAATTTAAGAAAGAAAAGGCCGCGCAGCGGCATTAAAAAAAATATAAATAGAAAAAAAGAAAAAAATGTCTTACTAAAACGACGACGTATTGAAAAAGTGGAAATGGGACCAAAGTGTAAATATATGAAACTTGCGTGCTCGCGGAGCAAAAAACTTCGAAATATAAGGTTAGCGGAGTAAATATATGAAAGTTGAATGGCACCGCTGTAATTACTGAGCTTGGCTACCAGGTATCCAAGGATAAAAAACACTCATCAAGCTCGGTGCAGGCTGGTGTGTATT